CGTGGTTAGAGTTTTGGTTGTTTCAGTTCCTGTAGAGGATCTGATGATTACTTCTAAATCTGTGTCTGCAAAAATCTTGAAGGTATAAGCAAATACTGTTGTGCTTGAATTACCTGAGTAGGAGTTCTTTACTGTAGTTGAAGATACTGTCATATTACTCTCTCTATATTAAATTATCTATCCTTTGTCTATCTAATTTCTTTAAACCTTTTTAAACCTATTATTGCTTCATCTATCATTTGATCAGTTAAAGACCTAATAAAAAACGCTTTTTCTTCTGGAGAATATCCTTTTTTAGAATTAAATATTTTTCTAATACCATCTTCTTTTATTTTTATAGCATTATAAGTTATTTCTAAATCTATATAATTAGGTGGTAATTTTTTTTCCTCTTTAATTGCAAGATCATATTGACCAGCATCTTGAAATTTTTTAACAGCTGCTTGTCTTTTTCTTACTTTATTAAATTCATCATAAAAATTTTGTATAGGTTCAGCATTTCTATCTGGATCTCTTACTGCTAAAACTTTAAAAAAAAATTGTTCTGTTAATCTTTTTTCTGGTAATATTGGATCTTCAACTATACCAGATTTTAAAAGTATTTTATCAATAGCTTGAGTTAAAGCTCTACCTACTGGTCCAGTCCAACTTCTAATTGCGTTATCAATTTGAACTGGACTTGACATAGTAGAAAAATCATCACCATTAATTTTTCTAATTAAAGTACCTATTTTTTTTGATGTTTCAGATGTGTAATTAGTTACTTGATATTCTGGTGGTAAATTTTTTATTGAATTAGGTATTACTGGTTGTCCAGTAAATAAACTTTTATTACTCCATGACTCAAAAATAGGTTTACCTATATCCGGTATTGGAACTAAACTCATTGCTGTATCTTTTATAAAAGTATTTAAAAAATCATTAATAGCATCTGGATCTTTATCATAATAATAATCTAAAAATCTTTCAGTACCAGTACCAAATAACAAACCTAACTCAAATGGTTTTGGTAAAGGAAAATAAAAATATCCTTTTTCAAAACCTAAACTATCAGTTAATGTTGAATTAGTTATTTTAAAATTCCAAAATAAATCTTTTCTCCATCTAGGAAGTCTTTTATAATCTGGATCATCGTGATTTTGAATCCAATTATATAAACTTATTGTTGTAATATAACCAAGAGATTTAGCTGTTGTTTGAATTGGTCTTTGTTTAAATGCTTCTACAATAGAAGTTAAAGAACCTAGTCTTGCAGTAAAAAATGCTGATACTAAATTAGCTTGTCTTGAAGCAGCTCCTACTCTACCATAATCAACTGGATTTATTTTAGTATCAAATCCTGCTTTTCTTATTGCTTCTTTTAATGGTACTCCTTTTTTTAAATATCTTTGTAATGACAATTTAAAAGTTCCCATTCTACCAATAGTTTCAGATGCTTCCGCTGCAACTCTTATCATTTCAATAGGATTTTTAATTACATTAAGAGGTTTTAATCCTGTAAATATTTCTTTATATCCAGCTTGAAAATAATTTCTTTCCGCATAACCTATAAAATCTCTATAAGCTCCAGATTTTGTATATTTTTCAAAAATTGGTTGATAACCTAACTTTGTTCTTATTGGTTTTACATACATTGCAATACCATTTATTGTTGAATAAAAAGGTGGATGCCATGTTTTAGAAAGAACAGCAGATGAAAAAGCATCTCTTGGCAAGTTATTATACATAAATTCTGGATTCAATTGTGTAGCTCCTGCTCTTAATAATCTTGTAGGACCACCAATAACTTTTGTTATATCATCCCAAACAGTTCTTTCTATACCTTTAAATCCTCTTGCAAAATTATCACCAACTTCATAAACTTTTCTAATACCATCTCTATATATTTGTAGTTCAGTAGCTTTTAATGCACCCTGTTCTTTTCTAAATACAGAAAATCCATCAGCAACATCATCTGGAAGTTTCTGACCTTTTTCTATTATACCAGCTTTCTCCAGTTCACTTCTTTGCACTCTTGTTGCTTTTGTTCTTGCTGGAACTTCATATACCTCTGGAAATGATCCAGGTTCTTTTTTTTGTATTGCAAGAATAAGATCAATAATATTTCTATGAGCCATATTTCTTTCTGATATAGTTCTTAATAAATAAGTATTATTAACAACAGTTCCTAAAGGAGAATATGTTTTAAATTTAGACCCTTTTATTTTTCTTAAAGGATTAACTATTCCTTCACCATATTGTTTTGAACCTTTAACATCTTCAATAACTCTGGCAAATGTAACATGATCTTTATTTGCTTCAATCATTGCTTTATATCCATCTTCTGTAAGCATACCTTCGTCTTTAAAATTTTTTAATTGTGTTTTTCCATAATCAACAATATCTTTTTGTCTTTTCATTAAATCTGGATTTTTTTTAATAAAATTTTTAGATGCTTGTAAAGGAACACCAGATTCAATATTTCTTTTAGTAAGTTCTATTGTTCTTGCAGCTTTAAGAGCATGATCTATACTGTTTAAATATTGATCCATATTTTTACCATCTTTAGTTTTTCCAACTCTTTCTTTTAATGATGGTCCTATAATTTCATAACTATTTTTAAAACTATCTAATGTTCCAGAATAAATATTATGTTCTGCTACACCTTTTAAACCAGGTTGAATTATTAATCCCTCATAAGGATCAACTACTTTATCAAAGTTAAAATTAAGTTTTTTTGCTTTATTTGTTAATTGTTTAAAAACATTAGCTGTATCAATTCCATAATATAAAAAATCATTTTTTAATTTTTTATAATCTATAGATTCTTTAATTGGTTTTCTTTCAATGGTTTCTTCTATTTTTAAAGCATCTTTATCTAAAGGTTTTTTAGAATTAATAATAATTTCTTTTGTTGGTTTTGTTTCTTGTTTTGTAATATCTTTGTAAGCTCTAAATGGTTTTATGTTTATACTTGCAGCATCTTCAGCTATAGTTCTATCTTTAATCATATCTTCATATATTTCAGATTGATGTTTTCCAGTTTTGTTAACTGTATCTTTAATGTTTTGTTTTGCAAAAGTATAACCTAATGGTAATGATAATATATTTTGAATTAAAAAATTTTCTGCGTCAGGAACTTCATCACCTAAAATAACACCCGACCCAACAAGTGCAGTATTAAATGCTAATGTATTTGCTAAAACACTATTTTTTAATGGTCCTAAAAATTTAGTAGAAACTCCACCAGTATAAAGTGTTATACCTTCTTTAACACCAGCACTTAAACCTTTACTTAAAAATAAACTCCAAAATTCTGGAAAACTTTTTACCTCTCCATTTTGTCTCATATCAGAATACATTTCTCTTATTGTTCCACCAGTTAATCCAGAAGCAAATAATGCTGCATAAGGATTTTTTGTTTTATATAAACCATAAGCATAACCACCAGCATAAATAGGAAGTTCAGCTGCCATACTAACTCCCTCACCAATTAATTTTTCAACAAAACCAATATCATCTGGTTCAGGTAAATTCATTTTCATACCACGACCAGCATGAACATTAAGCATTGTATTAACTGTTGAGTCTCCTAATTTTTTTCTTACTAAAGGACCAAGATCAAAATCTTTACCCCATAATTTTTCTGTTAATGTTTTGTTTATTTTTTCTGCTTCAATATCGCTAGTATTATTATTATTAAATAATTGTAAATCTTCTTCAGAAACATAATCTTTAATTCCATCTGTCCAATATTGTTCTATTTTTTTTGTGTTAGGTTCTTTATAACCAAAATAATTATTTACATCTTCTGTAGAAAAACCTCCTTGTAACAAAGCATCAGATTTTTCTTGTACATGATTTTGTATAATATCTTCAGAAAAACCAGCATCTTGTAATGCTTGAATTTGTTGAGATCCACTCATTATAATAATCCTACTCTTTTTAAATATTCATCTTTAGTTTCATTAGGAAGTTTTGGTGGATATTTTTTTTTATCTTCTTCTTTAAAATTTTCAAGAATACCTTTTTCTATATCTCCTTGCGTTGGAAGATAACTAGAAATATCACTACCAATAAATTTTTTATTATCTTTACTTAATAAATCTTTAGCTGAATCACCCAATCTTCTTCTTTCAATAAATTTTTTAAACATATCATTTTTAAATTGATTTAAACGATTATCTAAATTTTTATCTACATATTTAGAATAAACTGGTCCTTCTATTTGAGGTTGATATTTTTTTATAAAATTAAATAATTCTTTATTATCTTCTATAAAAGAAGGATCTTTTATATTTGGTAATAAATAATCTATATAAAATTTTAAATCTACATCTGGATTAATTCCATCACCAGCTCTTTGTAAAATGCTTAATGGTTTATCTTCACCTTCTAATACAAAAGGTGTTGAAATATCTTTAATTTTTCCTTCTAAAATTTTAAAAGTAATTTCATCATTTTTATAATAATTACTTATTTTTTTAAGTTCATTGTTACCTTGTTTAGTTGAAAGATCTATAAATTGTTGTTTACTAGAAATACTAATGTCATCTTCATAATCACCAAAAACTTCATTAATTTCAGCAACATTAAATATACCTTTTGTTTTATAACTATCATAAACTCTTACTGAATTTTGAATCGCTTGATCTCTTTGTTGATTTCTTATTCCAGTATTTATATTGTTAATTTCTGCGTTAGATTCTCTTCTTTGAGTTTCAGCTAAATCAATTAATTCTTTTTTTTCTAATGGATTTAAAGATTGAAATAATTTAATTTTATTTACATCTCCATTAAATGTTCCATTTTTAATACCTTCAAAATCATTTATAATATCTAATCCAATTTTACCTTCTAATGATTTTAAATCAGAAAGAAGAAAATCAAATTTTTGTTCTTTAATAACAATGTCTGCTTTTTGAGAAAATTTTATAACCTCTTCTGATTCTAAAATATTATATTTACCTTCAATTAATTGTTTTTTAAAAAGTTCTGGTTGAGTTAATAACATTCTATTTGCTACAGATGTAGCAGAAAATTGTTGATACTTTAATTTAACTTCTTTTTTTAATTGTGGTTGATCATTGTAATATGGATTAGAATCTAATCTTTGATCT